CCTTATCTTAGCCAGATCTGAAATGCATCACCAGCTCCAGTTGAACAAAGTCCATCCACCATCAAGCCTCGTGGATAGTTGACACTATCCCCTTTGGCATTTGGTGTCCACAGATGAGTTTTACTTCCACCCGTGCCCCGGTAAATAGTTCCCGTGGTATCAGCCTGTATGCGATCAATCACATAACGCCCTGTGATTGAAAACTTATCCGTGCTGGCTGCGGTGACCGAAATCACCATTCCATCGTTTTTAGCAACAGTAGACATAATTGTCCTCCTATCCGATTTTCATATCATCAGCGGCATAATCCGCTGCACACTTCGCGCACAGGGGCCTCCCGTCATACCACACAACGTCCCCCGCAGGAAGGGCCTTCATGCAACAGGGACAGTTATACCACCGCTGACCAGTTCTCCTGCGCCCGTTTGCAAAGCACGCCATCTCCATGGTGGTTGACCCCGAGGAGCCATAGTTATCCGTGTCCCACCGGGGATAGTCAAACTCCACGGTAATCGTCTTGTGTTGATCTGTCAGGCTGCCCTCGGTTGCACTATTGGCCATTATGGTTTCCCCTTTCTAAAAAATCATCGTTGTCCGCTTCTGATGGGGAAGCTGAATGGATGGATCGATCCAAATATCAAACCCATTGTCCTTGGCATCCAAACACCAAGCAACATCCTCTGACGCGTGGACAACCGGAACCCCGTCTAAGCCTTCGAACTCTATTTCCCGATACTGAAACCACGGGAACTCCATCTTTTCAAACACCCCTCTCTTGATAAGCACAAAACCAAACCCATTGTAGTCTACCTTAAACGGCTCATCGGGGTGGGTTGAAATATACTGTGCAGTTATCCGATGATTACCATTGTCTTTTAAATACCCACAGGTGGTTACCCCCTGCAGGTTCATCAGATAAATCCCACTCGCAATGTCCTTGTCAAGTTCAATGAGCTGCTCAATCTGCTCCGACTTCCACATCATGTCGGAGTCGATCCACATCATGTAGTCATAATGCTGCCCTCCAAAGGGCAACACCCCGCGGGTGATCTCAGTCCCCCCAAGGGCTACCCTGTTGCGACAATTATACATCCCCGCAGCTCGAAAGTTAGACACAAAAAACGGCCAGCCAAGCTTTGCAAAATTGCTCACCGTTTGCGTCCAGCTCATCATGAAGCCTTCGGTGAAATTATTTCCCGGAAAGCAAAACGCAATGGTTGGATAATTCTCATCCAACTCTCGAAAACTCTTTTGATCAGGTACAATCACTCTGTTCTCCTGTATAGAAAATAGGGCCCCATACGGGGCCCCGTTGTTTTATAAGGTTGCATGTCCATAAAGGCGAAAAATAAACTGCCCAGCAGTGTACGTTCCTTCACTTGCACCAGTATCACCCTCGGTGATGTACAGATAATCATTCGCTGTCAACGCAGGAACAATGTTCTGATAGGTCTGTCCAGCAGCAACTCCAGTGTTCGGATCAACAATGTTTCCACCATCTACCGCACCATCGTACGCAATATCAGGCTCATCATCCGCAGACAGCATCAGATCATCCGTTGTGTTCGTTCCCGCAGGTGTCTCAAGGACAATCATCTCGACCTTGTAAACAAGTCCGTAGGTCGCAACAACATACCGCCCGATATAGGCAGCAGCACCACCAGTGCCAACGCCAATTGCATCAGCAGCAGCGGCACCTTTCGCTTTCAATCCAGTAATATCCACCTGGATCTCGGTACAAATATCACCATTGGGCAGGTTGTACCTATAGGTAGTCACCGACCCCCCAGTGCCAACAGCTCCCGCGGCGTGTTCTGCGGTTAGCGCAGCCCCGATGCCAGTTATTCCACCGTTGGCTGTAATAGCTCCGGTGAACGTACTAGCCCCGGTGAACGTACTCGCACCAGTTACCGCAAGAGCTCCACTCAGGCTAAGGGCATCAAGATTTGTAGTCGCCATCTGTCACCCCCTATGCGCCTTCGTTTCCGTAGGCACCCTTGTAGTCCATGACAAAACAGGCAAACCGCATCTTGACCTTGAAAAGAGCCGAATCGGTAAACCAGTCGTCGGTTGAATCCATGTGAGCCTGATCTTTCCAGTAGAACCGGAAGTCATGGTCATCACTCAGCAGGAACCACGCGGTGTCGCTTGTGAGCCACCTGGAAACAATAAGCTCATAATCATCCACAATGCCATTGCCCGGAGCCACAGTATTGAGGTCTCTGTTGGCCGAGCCGATGTTCATCATGTTCTTCATGAGCTGGTTTGCAGTCCACCGCAGCTTACTGGGAACCACCAAATATTTGGGCCGCATAAGAACAGGATTCCCTGCTTCATCCTTGACCCCGTAGCCTACACCGTCAAAATACTCAAACGCAGCCTGCAGGGTGGTCTCAGAAAGACTTCCATTGCTGTCAGGCTCATTCTTAATGGTGTCACCGCTCTTGAGCGTAGTATGATCGGTGTCAAAAACATACTGGCTATCCCAAGCAGTTTCGCTGGCAAACCCATCATTAAACAGACTCCAGAACTCTACCTCACGCTTCAGAGCTGCGCTCTTGCCCAGTTTTGCGGGCATCCCACGGAAATTACTGGTCAGATCATCCTTGGCCATTTCCTCAGTGATCTGAAAAGCAAGACCATACTTGTTATAGTAAACGGTCTTCTTGTGGCCTTCAACCGGAAAGTCAAAAGTCACCGCTCCACCCTCGTCAATGCCTCGCAGAGCTCCAAGGGGGCTCAGCTCAGCCTCGGTATAGTGGTTCCCCGCAGGGGCGGTTTCAATCTTTGCGATCCGATCAAACTCACTCGGGGTGCTCAAATACGCATCGAAGTAGATCTTGTTAACATCCCTATCCAGATGATAGGGGAAAAGTTTCGTATTAGTTATCATACTCGCGCCCCCTAGCTTGTTTTATTATATGTGGTATTTACAAAATACCCATATACCAAGTTGCCCGCAGTCCCACTCGTGGAACCGTCCATCATGCCAAGCACAATAAACGCATCTGCGCTTGTGCTGGCCGCAGCGGCAACCTTCTGTCCATCTGTGGAATAGTCACATCCGGTTCCAGAAACCATCGTTTTTGTATTCCACCCAGTAGTGGCACCAGTTTCTACCGAAAAGAGTACCTGAGGAGTAGCAACAATATAGTTCACAGTATCCCCCGCAGCGGTAACTGTATTACAAGCAACGCCTGCAACAACAGCATCGTGGGTGTCAACCTTCAGAACCGTCTTGTAATCCGTAGTGGCATTAGTATCACCAGCAACCTGAAAACGGATCGCATCCCCTTTGGTGATAGCACCAAAAGAAACTGCACTTCTCATTTCGGTAGGAGCACCACCTGTGTTTTTGAAAAAATTAAACGCCATGTTTAATCCTCCTTGGTAAATTGCTCCATAATCTGCGTTCTCGCAGGGGCACCGCCCTTGCGCTCAATGAACGCTTTTGCATCCTGCTCAACGCCAGCCTTGCGGCGTTGATTCAGTTCTTTGTTTGCAGCCCGTTGCTGCTGGTATTTTTCTTTTGGGAGCTTCATGAGCACAAGCTCAGTTTTGCCGTCTGCTCCAACCGTGCGGGCAGATCCGACATCACCATGGAAGGTTCCCAATTGCCGATCATCGGCTATCACATAGCCGTCCATCTTGCAGTGCTGGAGTTCATCTGGTCGCTTCCAGCAATAGTGAAAATTGGGGTCTTTGTTGAGGACTTCCAGCCGATCGGTTGCCATGGCCCGTCCGGGCTCAGGCTTAAACATCCGCTGGTCATAGGCCGAAAGGTCTAAGGTTTCCTCTGCCATCCCCTTGGATACAAAGTATCTCTGTTTGTTGTTGTAGCTCAGTTCGCGGGTTACATCAGAAGGCAAACGGAGAAACTTCTCCGGATGGTGATCGAACTCTAGCTCAACCCCATTATTGTCCAATTCTACCACTTTCTCCATAGGGGTGTCAATATCTATTGTGACCACTTTAGAGGGGGAACTGGGTTTTTTGGGCTCCACCTCAGGGGCAGGAGCCTGTTTCTCCTTCTTGGGAGGATCTTTTAGGGGTTTTTTCTCCCCCTTGGGAGGTGTTTTCTTTTCAATTTCCATAGGGTTCTCCTTTTATTTCAGGCCTTGGCCTTTAAGATAGTTCCAATAGGTGTCGTAGTCTACACCTGCCTGTTGGGCCTGCTGTTTTTCCTGCTTGGTCAGCACGCGGTATTCTTTCTTGGGCTCCGGCTTGCGATAGGTTGTCTGCTCAACATGATGCTGATCAGGGGCAGGCTTTTTGGGAGCCTGCTGCTGGCTCTCAAGCTGTTCCTTGATGGCCTTTTGCACCCGCTGCTCAATAATGGTGTTGATGTTCCGTGCAAGTACCCGCTCGTAGGCTTGCTCGTAGATGTCGGGGTTTTGCAGCTTCTCATATGGGGGAATCCGCGCAACCTCAGCCTCGATTTCATCCTTGTAGGTCATGTAGTTTTCTTTTTTCTCCGGGTCAAGCTGGAGCATCTTTCTGCTGGTTGCCAGGTTGTTGGTGATAAACTGAGCCAGCAGGGGGCGCATTTTTCTATCCTGATACTCATCCAACATAGAGGCTGGATCATCATACAGATGCTCGTTGAGCCTTTTCCGGAACGCCTCGTCGCTTTCCCCTTGCTGCTGCACAGGAGCAGGCTGCTGCGGGGCGGGGCGCATGGTTTTGCCTAGCCCCTCAATGCCGCTTTCAAGCCGCCGCGCAATGTTGGCCTCTTCTTCAAGCTGAGCCAGCTTGGCCTGCAGCTCTTGGTTTTGGGCCCTAATAGCATTGGGCTCTTCCTCTGGGGGGGTTTCAGGTTTGGGGATTTCCTCCTCGCTTGTAACATACACCGTTTCCACGGGCAGCTCGTCGCCGTAGTTTGCCCCCGGGGGATCGAGTCCACCATCTGGGGCAAACAGCAATCTCAAGTTTTTCATTGTGCATTCTCCTCTCCGGTTGCAAGCAACCGTATTCTTTGTCGTATGGTTTTCATTACTTGGGCCTTTCCTTGGGCCCGAGCAATATCAATTATCGTTGTCCTGTTGAGCAGCTCCTCCTGGGCTTCTCTTTCAAGGTCAATAAAAAGCTGATCAACGATCTTCCACGGGGCGCTATACACCATGGAGATAAAGGCCCGCAGTTCTGCCTCCTGCAGGCCCCACTGTTTAGCGCGCTCCAGGGCCACCTTGACCTCCTCTCATCTGGGCAATCTGCTGATCCTTTTGTGCCTCAATAGCTTCAAGCATCATTTCAAGATCCTTGGTATAGAGCATATAGTCCTCGGTCTCTGGGTGATCCATCTGGGTGAACACCCTCTCCAGCAACTTAGTGCCACCCACCAGGAACTTAGCCGCAGCAAGGCGCACCTCTTGGGGAACCTGATTCCCTTGGGCATACACCATGGGGATAATCTGAAACATCTGCTGCGCGTACATGGTATACAGCTGCACAAGGGTTAGCTGCGCCTGCTTCCGGGCTTCCTCGGTTTTGTTCTGCTCAGTGCTCTTGATCGCCACCCGGAAGTTCTTGGCAAACTCCACAGGGCTCATCTGCAAAAAGCCCTCAATCAACACCTTGTCGTCTTCTTCCATGATGGAGGCAATTTCTCGCGTCCGATCCGGATGGGCAATCAAATGCATAGAGATAATCCGTCCAATCTGGGAATACACATCCTCAATGCCTTCAAGGATGGTTTCCATCAGAGCACTATTCTGCTGGGCTTGGAACATCGCCCCGGATGTGGTATAGCGACTCTTCATGGTTTGGTCTGGAAATCCCATCATGGAATCAGAAATCCCCGTTGCTCTGCTGGCATCGAGCTTGATGCTCTCTTCGGCTTGCAATGTCCCGGGTCCGATGTCAGGGAACTTCACAGGTAAAAAGTCCTTCGAAACATCATTCACGCGGATGTTCTTCAAGGGGAAAAACTCCTCATTGGGGCCAATGTTTGAACTATTGCTGGTGACATACATCTGAAAGGCAGCCAACTTGGTGCCGTCCATTCTCATGTCCGCAAGAGCCTTTGCCCCGTCGGTGAGGGTTTCCAAGATCCAGCCCACCCCCATGGCATATAGTTGCCCCTTGCGCTCAATAAAGGGAATCCTGAAAATGTCCCTTATGATCAGCTCGTTGAGCTCCCACCGCAGGATGGTTCCACTCCACAGGTCAAACCAAACCTTGATGTCCTCATCGAGGCCGTCTTCGTCGATGTCCCAGTACATGTTCAGCTCAAATATGTCAAACATTCCCTGCGGGCGATCTGACTGCATGGTGAGCCCAGCCCGATGCAACTGGTCAATTCTGCTATCAGACAAGGGTTGCTCCCCCCTTGCAAGCACCTTGTCGGTGTTTTCATAAATCCCACTGGCTGCGCGTTGTTTCAACTCATGCACCATAAGCCAGTGGCGCACACCAATCCACGGAGCCTTCTGCGGGTCAGCCCACTCCACCCTGGTGTACACGTCCTCGATTTCCAAGGGGATCAACTCCGGGCAGTCTTTTTGTACATAGGTCTCCAAAATGGGCTCCCCCGTGGTTTCATCCCGTCTTTTGTAGTTCCACTCGCGCTTGATCCATGGCACCCTGACAAACTCAGTCCCCATGAGGTTCAAATCAAGAGCAACCTCCCTGTTGGCAGGCCTGATGTTCATCAGCTCCGGGGTTTCCACCACGATGTCAAGAAGTCTTTCCCACGCCTTGGCAGCCTCGTTGGTAGCCTTTGTGCCCTCGGTGGTGAAAAACGGCTTCTTGGCAGCAAGGGCCCGTTTGATTATCGAGTATGCCCCGTTGGAGTTGATCAAGGTAAGGGGATGAGCCAAGTTAGAAGCTCCCTCCCATGGGAAGTTCTTGTGCAGCTCCTCGTTGAGCATGTCCCTTTGTCGACGCCACTTTTTTGTCCGCTCAATGTAATCTGCCCGCTCTTGGTTATAAATCACATCCCCAAGCTCAGAGGTTAAATAGTCCACAATGGCTTCTTCAACTTGGGGAGCCAGCTCTCCTACCCCTATGGTAGAGCCCTCTGGGGCTTCTTGGGCCTCCATGGGGACATCTTCGGGATTTTCTACATACGTGCTCATGATCTTGCCTCCTCATATGCGACTGAGCTCCCACTGGCTGACCAAACAATGGGGCCTTCCCACCAGTCTCTCCTACAAGGCCATGGATAAACCCAAGGTTCTTTTACAACCACTGGGGCCGCATCTTTGCCATACATCTCGTGGAGTTTTCCATAAAGATCCTTGGCATCTTTTTCGTCCAACCGCACCTCAATGCCCCCTATGTGGAGCACCAGTTCCATTTTCATCTTGTCCTCCTAATATCCCGCAGCGTTTACCATCGCCCTGCGAGACCAGCGTTTATCTGCCCGCTGTTTGGCTTTGTATTCATCAGCTCCCATGGGCGTGTTGAGGGTTCTCATCCCAAGGGACAACATGTCCAATATGTCCATTCTGATCGACTGCGGAAACGCACTCATTTCGCTCCAAATGGAATCATAGGCGTTTTCATCCACATACACCCGCCCAGCTCTCAGCTCTGGCTCAAGAGATGTCCTAATGCGGGCTACCTTGTCCCCAGGGGCACCCACCGCCAACAGGCTCAGCCAACGCCCTCTGCGGAGCTGCTCCTCCTGTAGGATGTTGCTGAGAATCTTAAACGGCCCCTGTGCTTCAAGAGCAGTGACCCGCACGGGATACCTCTCTTTGTCCATGAACATCCACTCAAAAACAGTTGTGATGGGAACATAGTCCACATGGGTGGTCAGCACAAAGGTTTTCCCTTCAGCATTTCTGGCCAGCACCCCTTGGGCAGAGCGCGACGTTCTGGCTGTTTGCCTTTTTTCCGATGCTGCAGGGTCAATGGCCTGTACTACGTCCATAGCTGACAGGGGCTCCTTGATTTCCTCCCCTGCGGCAAAATACACCACATACCACTCGCCATCTTCATAAATCTGGGTGCACTTCTTGAGCTCATAGGTTGCAAACTCGGTTACCCCCGCGGCCCGCGGGTTGTTCATAAACTGATTCACCCATGTCCAGTAGGTATCGGGGTTGTTTTTCATCTCCTCATAGGCCTCGGTTGTCCAGTTTTCGGGGAAAATCACCTGCCCATCTTCTACAGCCATGCGATAATAGATGTCCCAGATGCCTTTCTCTGGGTCAGGTTCAAATCCTTCCAAGGAGTGCCCCGAAACCGTGCGAGCCTTCTGCAAAATATCATCATAAACATCATCAATGGCATACCTGGTGCCAATGACTATCACCCGGGAATCTCTCACGCTTTGCAGGAGGCTCTTTTCATTGTTCCAGAACCAGTTCCGGGCTCGTTCCATTTCAGCTGCAGAGATCTGAGCACTGTTGAGGCTCTTTTGTCCTATCATGTCGTCTACAATGTGCAGATCATAGTGGTGCCCCTCGATACCGCCCCCGACACCGCCCGCTTCTATGGTGGCCTCGCGGGCTTTTTTGGTTCTCCCAGGGCAGACCATTTCTGCATCTGACCAGCGCGGCTGGCTCTTGGGGTTTTCCACATAGAGGTGAGGATAAAGATAGCTCACCAGCTCGTTATCGTCAAAAACTCCCTTCACGGAGTGCATAAAATCATGGGCGATGTCCGAAATCGCGTTGGTGATTCTGATTTTTATATCCGGCCAGCGAACTATTTCCCACGCGGAGGCTCCCTCGGTGCAGACTGCAGTCTTGTAATGAGACCTTGGGATAAACATTGCCCCGCGGGCCCCAGGGAAGAGCAACCTTTGCCGGTAGTTGGCCATGTCCACGTGCAAATGGGGAGTCAACCGATCGAACGGCCCATTAAACCCCGCGATGTATTTGACAAAAAACCAAAGGGAAACATAGCCTGTTTGACGCACAAGCTCCCCGGAGGCACCATCAAGCTTTCCTTGGTGCATCACCTCAATGGCTTGCTGCAAAAGGGCAGCGTTTTGGCCCGCATCGGTGCCATAAAGGGGGGCCTTCGGGTGGGGGACAATCTCAATCGGAACGGGACTTGGAATGCTGTCCTGCAAGCTTGCCTCCTTTGTGCTGGTGTCCAGCGGGGTTCTTCAAATAGGTGAGCCAAAAGTTCTTCTTATCCTTGGTAGCGGTGTTTTTCGTCGATTTCAATTGCTTCTCCTATGAGGATTTCGGGTTTTGGAACCTCCGAAGGGTTCAGGTTGAAGGTCACATTGAGGCCCTTGGGTGCCTGTTGGCCCTTTTCCAGCACAATGTCCAGCACTTTGTCTGCGGCCTTCTTGCGGGTGAGAATGTCATCGTCCATGAGCATCTCCTCGTACACATCAAGGGCTTGGGTTAAAAGCTTCTGCTGCATGTAGTTCCGCACCAAAGAGGTGGGGTCTGCAGAAAATGGGGCCTCTTCTTCCAGGATCTGCCGCGTAATGGGCAGGGGGTTGGGCAAAATGGGGAGGTCGAAGATTTCTTCCCCTTTGAAGCCATCGGATGGATCTTCCATGGTGGACATTATAGAGGGATTGGAGGGCGGTGTCAAGAGGGCCCTTTGAATTGCGGCAAATAGTTTCAAAATTGGTCGCACGTCTATGGGGTGGGTACCCCCGCGCCTGGGTAGGCGTTTCCCGTAGGGGGTACGGCTTGGGGTATGGTAGCCAGCTGTGGGATTGCATAGCTTGTCCTGGTAGACTGTAGAATGCTATGGCATCCTACCGATTGCTACCATGCAAGCTTGTCCTGGTATGCTATAACAAATTGTGCCACAATGTGGAATGGTGTTTTGCATTGTGAGAATCTCCAAAATGTCAAGTAATAATTTTTATTCCTTGCATTGCAAGCAATTGCATGTCATTTTTCGCCGCATTATTGCAAATTATTGCGCAAGGTAATAATTTTAATTCCTTGTGCTGTATAGAATTACGACCCAAAAAATGCATTATTGGAATTATTGCGCCTCCTGCTTTTTTTCGACCTTACGGCCGAGCATCTCACACCGCACCCTACTACATATAGCTTCCCGCATATAGCACAAACATATATATATATATATAATAATAATTTTAATAATTTACATTAATCTTTACAGGACAAGCAATTAGAATTATTTTTTACCTAATAATTGGCAATAATTTGCAATAATTTTATCTCTTTGCATTGCAAAGAGTTAGGGGTAAACTACTTAACACCCGTTAAGTACTTTATCGAATTTGATCGAAAATTGATCGTTTTTTATAGATTTGTGCACGAAAAAGACTTATTCCTTGTGTGAAAAAGATTTACCTCCTGTTCTCAACCAAAACAAAATCTCCAAAATCTCCAACTCCTGGAGCAAAAACACTCTAACTCATTGCACACAAACAATTTGCAAAATGTGCTACAATACTCTCGGACGCGCAAAAAAACGCGTACCCTGGTATTTGACATAGGATATGGAATCTTGCAAGTGTTACTTGTTACCATATCCGCATAGAGAAGGGAATCGCAGGGAAAAGCTATTAACAGGTAGGTA